TAAGTCTGTTGCCTTTGGTTGTTTTTCTTTTAGTATTGCAATTGCACCAGCAGTAGGACCAGCAGCGAAACCCCAATCTCTTGGTTTCATTATATCGTCAATAGATTGTTCTTTACTATTCATGGTACACCAACTGACATCAACAGCAGTATGATTTACATTTTTACTTTCTTGTTTCTTATTCTGTTTTAAAATTTTAACTGCACCTGATATATTAGAACCATGCATTACAAACTCTTGGCAATCACCTCTCTCATTTGAGTTAATCAATTTTTGTTCCTTAACAATGGCCATTTCTTCGGCAGTTATTGAGGCGCCTGCATTTATAACAGACTCATATATTGGTGCTGGTAATCTTGTCCAACCTCTTAAATATGTTTCATTGTTTTGGCAATAACCACTATTGTATATTTCATGGCAAATACCTGAATCAACTGCAACTAAAACATCTGGTGTAAAATCTCTATATAAGGCATTACAACCATATGTCCTACCTTTTTCTTTTAAATTAGTTAAATTATAATTTTTTCGGCTTTCACCATTACCTATAATAAATGCACTAGACATAAACTTTTAAAATTCCTATTAATAATACCATCGCTAAACAACTATTTAAAACCATCAATGCACGGTCATGCCATATAATACCTACCCATAACCAACCCAATGTACCTATTAAACTTACATATAAATCAACATTATGATAAGCAGTACCAGCGGCTCTAAAACAAACTGCCGATAATATTAAAATACAACTAAGCCATTTTATATACCATGAAAAATCATGTAAAGGTGTTACCTTACTTAATACTTTTTCTATTTGTTTTTGTTTAATTTCTTTTTTTTCAATTGTTAAATGTTTCTTTTTATTTTTAACTATATCTTTCATATCTTTCCATATTCCATCATTTGTCATTTTTTTTATCTTCATTAATCACAAACCACACTAGTGTTAGGATTATTGTCATTACTACTATACCTGTTAACAATAGTCCAAAGCCATCAGCCGCTGTCATTAAATTCCTTTCTTCATTACGTTATAAACTATTTTTTTCCAATTATAATGTTGGTCATCTGTATTAACAACAATTACTTGACCTGTTTCCATGTTCATAACTATTTGTTGACCACCAGCACCGTCCATTGCAAATATAATACTATCTTTCATACCCTTAAATGTCATATGAAACTGACCACCGTATTCGTATGTGGCCTGGTGAGAGCCTTTATTATAATCTCTTTTAAATCTACTATTTTTGGTAACTCTATTATCGTATATAGTTCTTAAATAATCACCAATACAAGTATCAGAATTAAAATCTTTAATTATAGTATTAGCTATTCTTAAATAATCTTCACTCTTAGCATAAAAAGAATATCTACTTACGCCTTTATCTACGTCTTGTTTTGACCAAGAAACTTTGACAAAGTGTACATCATCTTTTACACCAACATGATCTGTAAATATTTCTTTTAATAATTTCTCATAATTATCATAACCAACTTTGTGAATTACATAGTTGATAGCAACATGTGTTGACATTGCACTATAATTGTAAGGAGAGTTTTCCTCTTTCTTTTTTGTGCCTTTAAACCACAACATGCTCTCTGCAACAGTTCTTCTATTGATTTGTTTAGTTTTATTGTCTTTAAAAAAACCATCATTTCTAAATTTCTTTTCACCAATATAGTCTTCGTCACCTGAAGTCATATTTAAAACTTGCATTAAGTTATTATCTACATATAAAGTATTGTTAATAACAACCCAATCATTTAATTGTTTATTCAAATCAATACCATATTTACAAACAGCATGACCTGTCACATATGAAATTAAACTTTTACCCATTGAATTAGATTGAAAAAGACCCTTATTTTCTTTAACATCGTTAGTCCAATTATTTTTATTTACTTTAATCTTACCATCTTCAAAAACAATATAAGATATTAAACCAGTTTTATCGTTGTTTTCTAATTGTTTATCAACATAAGTTGTTAATTTATTTTCAACTAACTCTGTTTCTAATTTTTGATAATCATTTGAACCAGGAGCCGAAAAAGATATACCTTTAAAGTTATGTTCTTGTTGTTTGTGGTCAGCATTAGCAATATTGTTAAGACCCAACCATAGTAATACGTTGATTGTGATTATTGTTATTAGTAGTTTTTTCATAGTGTTTTATCCTTTGTTTATTGTATTATAATAACATATTCCTACTGAAAAAGCAAGCTTTTTCTGCTAGAACATTTAGCGAACAAACACGTCCTTTAATGTTAATTTACACTCTGTTTGGTTGAATTTAACGAATTTATTGAATTTTTTAAGTCTTTTTGAGAGTATAGGCCAAATAAATTTCTCTGAAATCTGTTTGTCCCAACGTTTGGCAAATCCTAGAAAATGGTCTAAAATTACCGTTGTTTGGAAAGTTATATTTTTCTTAATAAGAAGTTGTAACAACCTTGGATGCTGTCCATTATTGCAACTAAAACCAGAATCAAAAGAAAGAGACCTAATAGAAAAGTCATCAGCAATCCGTAAGCAATCGTTTCTAAAATGGTAACTAATACCATCGGTATATTTTTTATAGTTGAAATAAACTTGTTTGCCATCTTTACTTAATAAATTACCAACCCATTGCCTGTCATCGTCTAAAAAATTAGCAACGAAGAAGTCTGTTATTTCATATTTATCATATTGCTTACTTAACTTATGGAAGAAGTATCTATCATTACGTTTGGTAAATGTCTCTAATTTACAATTGACCTTACCACCATAATTAAAATAATCATAATTATCTGTTGTAAAATGTAATTTTATTGCCAGATAAGTTTTAAATACCTCAAATCCATCATGCATATATTTTTCTCAATTTTTATGCCTGTTTCTGTTGCAAGGTACAGGCAAACCCCGGCTACCTAAGCAGCCATACGATAACTTTCGTTGTCGTTTATAGTTTTAACAGTACGTTGTTAGCGATTTAACTCCAAATAGTTTTAGTAGCAGTCGAATCTAACTCACCCCCTTAAAGCACACACGTATGTGTTTTGAATTGGTGGAGGTGGTGGGAATCGCACCCACGTCCTCACTAGTTATTGTCTATTCTTCAACGTCAAATTCCTTTTATACCGGTAGCGACCCTTGTTTTGGTATGTTTAATAGTTTTAAATTAATGGCCTCTACTTTTAATTTTTCTTTTATCTGTTTATTGATAAATGAGTTTACTCTACCTGGATCCAAATCTTTTTGTTCACATAAATGTATAATTGCGTCCATGTAGGAAATCTTGTGTTTTCTAACTGTATTCTCAATCTCTTGTGAGAAAGTCTTTGAGTTCATCTTTATAAGTTCCATAATTATTCTCCTAAAGTAGTTCTATCAAATGTATGATACATGATACAAGTTGATTGTCCATTTGGAATATCTACTGTTGCTACTATCTGATTTTCTTTTGAATAATGAGTTACCATCATAACAGGTTGTCCACTTGGTACGGCACCTGCTCTGCCTAGACTAGCATTCTCTAATTGAAATCCTCTACGTAATATAAAAGCGTGTACATAATCTGGATGTCCACAAATAATTGGCAAGGTACTAGGTGCAAGCTTAGGGTTACCTTCGTAACTCTCTGGCACTTTTACCTCTGATAGGACTATTGTACTGAAAAGTACAAATAGGAGGATTAGGTATTTCATTACATCTTTTTTTTATTAAGTTCTTCATAATATTTATAAAAGCCTTGTATTGCCTTACCTAATTTTTCTTCATATGGTGCTCTTTCTTTTACAAAAGGTACCATTGATCCATCTTCACCAGCAATTAATATTACTAGTTGATCTATTTTTTTCTTAAATAATTCTTCATACATTATTGCATAAGCACATGTTTGTAAGAAATAGTTCTCTATCCAAGATTCTTGTCTTTCTTTGTTTGCTGTCTTGAAGTCTATTACAGAAAGTTTACCATTATATTCTGCAATACAATCCACTTGACCAGCAACGGTCAACTTATGACTGTACATTATTGTTTCTAAACAATGTATGTTATTGATTTGATCTACGTATGGCTTAATTAGTCTGAACATGCCTAAAGGTAACACACTTCTCTCACTTGGTGTTTCGCCTTTGATATACTGTTCAATTAATGTATGTGTAGATGTGCCTCGTCTGGCTGCTCGTCTCATTTCCCAATTAGCAACATCTTCACCAATACTATCTCGCCATTTTTGTAGTTCTTTTTTCTTTTGAATACCAAGTACTGTAGTAATTGACGGATAGTTTTTACCATCTATTTCGTAAAATCTGAATCCATCTATTTTTTTACCTTTAGTCTTTGGTAAAACGTCTTCATTTAGTTTTATAAATTTAAATTTGCTCATAATGTACCTACTTTAACATAACCAATGTAAATTGTCAAGCCTTAAACACTTCGGAAATTGCCCATTCTCTTTCTTTACACCAGAAACAGGTATTACCACAACCAGTTTCAGGTCCTATACATGAAGTTGTCATGTCTAATAGATCAACAATACCTTGGTCTTTGTATTCCTGGACAATAAATCTCTTATCAATCTCTATGAAAGGAGTAGTATGATTTTTATCTGCTACTCTTTGATTTTTAGAGAAGTCTTTACCACCTTTAATACGGAATAACTCACCACCAAATGTTTTCTGAACATCTTCAGGTGGTCCTAATGATGTACCATGATATGTATGGTCAATTATACCACTTGCTTCTAATTGTTTAACAAGTGGTCTAATGTAATCTTGTTTAACACCATCGTTACCACCATCTGTATCAAATATTGTAGATATAGGCCACTTGATTGATACCCTTGGACATCGCTTTCTAATATATGGGATTATTTCTGGTAGACCTTTTGAGTCACCTGGTGCCCATATATCATAACCATTAAATGGTTGTATAGTTATATCTAAACCCTTTTCTCTAATAGTATTCGCTAAAAGATAACATAACAAAGTACTATCAGCACCACCTGACATGGCGACACCGATAGTTTTTACATTTAAATGTTCAATGTTTAACTCAATTAATCCAAATTTGTTATCATATTTCATATTTTAAATTGACCTATACAATTGGTAATGGTCGTTAATTAATGCCGAGGATTCTCTTAATTTGTCTCGGTCCTGCTTTCAGCTAGGCTTATATTCTTCATAACAAGTTTTACCTGTACCACTTCTGTAAGCACGTAAAATTTGTTTTCTATTATCTTCACTCTTGTAAGAGCAATGTATCCACCCACTGTTAGGTTCGTCTAATTTGTGGTATTCCAAAATCATTTGGTCAAACTCCAAGTTGTCTGCTATCCACTTACATAATTCAGTGTTAGATAATCCAAAAATTTCAAAATCGGCCGCTTCCC